GTGGATGCTCGATCATTAATTAACACAGGAAGTGTTCAATTTAACGGTTCACAGTACTTAACTCTCCCGTCTAACACAGCATTCTCTTTTGGTACAAACAACCTTACAATTGAATGTTGGTGGAAAGCAAACGGCACACAAATTAACTATGCGCCTGTAATTGGACAATCTTTCACATCAAGTCCAACAACTGGATCTTATGATCTTAAGGTTTCTGGTTCAACAAGTGTTGTTGAATTCACATATTATAATACAGGTACAACATCGTTAGTCAACATTGACGGGACAACAAATGTTAATGATGGTAATTGGCACCACATCGCAGTTTCAAGAAATAATTTAAGTCTTTATGTTTTTGTTGATGGAACATTGCAAACAACAGCAACACTACCATCTGGTCAAATTATAGGTCTTTCATCATCTTCTCCAATTATAGGATATACGTCTAGAGATGGTTATTTAAACGGGATTGTATCAAATCTTCGTATTCTTAATGGTACATCATTATACACAAGTAACTTTACACCACCAACTTCACCATTAACGGCAATTGCTAATACAGTGTTATTAACTTGTCAAGACACAACAGGATCAACAGTACACGACAATAGTAATAATAATTTTACAATTACAACAACTGGATCTCCAACAATAACAACTACGCAACCAGGTTTTGCAAACGGATGGTACTTTGGTGCAAACAGTAACAATTATCTGATACTGGGTACATCAAACACAACCGTAACTTGCATATCGACCACACCATTAGTGTCAAACGCATGGAACTATGTGGCAACATCTCGTTCAAATGGTGCAATAACCATATGGCAAAACGGATCAGCTACATCACAAACCATATTAAACAACACCGATAACATGACGGCTGCAAACGTATTGATTGGCCAGACTGTTGTTAATCCAACAGCAAACACAGGATGGAAAGGTTATATAAGTAACCTTCGTATTGAAAACGGCACGGCAATTTATTCCGTTGGAAACTCTTTTGTACTATCAAATACAGCATTAACTCCAATCAGTAATACAACATTATTGACTTGTAACCAGTTACCTGCATTATCAGGAAACAATTTCTTGTATGATAACAGTGTAATCAACAACCAATTAACACTTATGAATGCCAACGTGACCTCAAACGGTGCGATGAACCAGTTTGTACAACCAACAAACTTCCCGACAAACACCTCATGGACACACATATTCACAACTTCTGGAACGTTTACAGCATAAATATTAAAAATAAAAATGGAACAATAGCATGACTTCATTTCCACGAAAACTTGGTCAGTTTCCAAATAACTTCACATCAGCAAACGTTAGTGCTAATACCGTAACGGTAGCCAACACGATAACATCAGCAAACGTTAGTGCTAATACCGTAACGGTATCCAACACGATAACATCAGCAAACGTTAGTGTTAATACTATAACTATTGGTTCATCACCTATTAATGCAAATGGTGCCAATGGTTTAATATTGATTGGCAAAAACACCGGCGGTTATCTCGCTACGGCCAACGCCACATATCTCTGTGCGTATTCATGCGCTATTAACGGTGCTTACCCTGGCGGTTCGGGGCTTATAGCAATTGGTCAAAATGCTGGATCTAATACAGGTTTTCTTAGTTATTGTGCAGTTTCAAGTACTTGTGGCGTTTATCACCCACCAATTAAGAACGGTGCAATTTTCATTGGTCAAAATGCTGGTGCAAACACCGCCATGGGAAACAATGCTATCGTAATTGGTAAATGTGCTGGACAAGCTTCACTACGTTTTGTGCCTCAAATATTTTGTGGTTGGTCTGTAAGTTCTACTTGTTCAATTGCCATTGGACATAATGTTTTCGCTTCACCGTTTTCTATCTCGATTGGAACAAATGCCGGTCAAAATTTGTTATCTGGTGTTGCAATCGGTCAATGTGCCGCAGCACACAACATCTGTTGTTCTACTCCTAGTAATACTATTTACCCGTTTGGTACAGTTGCAATTGGACATAGCGCTGGAAAAAGTTTTCAAAAATGTTTCACGGTTGCAATTGGTTATTGTGCTGGAACAAGCCATCAAAGTATGGGTGCAATAGCAATTGGTCATAGTGCTGGACAATGTTGTCAAAAACTTGGTTCAATTGCAATCGGTCAATGTGCAGGAAGAAGTTTTCAAAATGCGTGTGCAATAGCAATAGGACCTTGTGTGGCACTTATTCACCAAAGCGTGGGTGCGATTGCAATTGGTAAAGCAGCAGCACAACGTTGTCAAAAATGTTATGCAATAGCAATAGGACCTTGTGCGGCACAATCTAATCAAGGTTTTGCTACGATATCAATTGGTATATCAGCAGGACAATGTTGTCAAAAATGTTCTGCAATATCAATAGGTCCATACGCTGGTTCGGCTTTTCAAGGTTGTTCGGCGATAGCAATTGGCGAAAGTGCAGGGCATTTATCTCAAGGTAATCAATCTATCGCAATCGGCGAAAATGCCGGTTGTTTCTTGCAAAAAGGTCAGTCTATTGCAATTGGCCATTATGCCGGAGGGGCCTGTCAAGGAGGTTGTTGTGGATCTTCCATTGCAATTGGAACGTCAGCCGGTCATTCGAGCCAAGGTCAATATAGTGTTGCAATTGGTCATAACGCAGGCAATGGTAATCAACAAGCTTCATCTATTGCAATAGGATATAATGCTGGTCAATGTGGACAACAATGTAATGCAATTGCAATTGGCAGATACGCAGGGGTTAATATTCAAGGTGCTTATTCTATTGCAATTGGTTATGCTGCAGGATGTTGTCTTCAAGGGCCTTATTCTATTGCACTTGGTACAAATACATTACCTGCTGCCAATTCAATTGTTATTAACGCCACACCTCATGGTTTAGGGTCGTGTGGTGCTTCGTGTACATTTAAAATTGCGCCAATTAGACATTGTACATCGAGCACGCTACCTTCTGGTTTTAAATCCATGGCATACAATCCAACAACCAAAGAAGTTATATACTACGGTTAATGACTACTATATAAAGAATATGTACGGAGTTTCTAGATGAGTAATTCATATAAGTGGTCAATACCAGAATACGGATTAATTACTGCTAATACTAATTCACAAAATAATGTTGTGACATTTGTTCGTTATTCTGTAACAGGTAATGATAGTACAAATACACATTCAGTTACCTTAACTGGTACGGCAAAAATACCTTTTAATGCCAACAATACTTTTATATCTTATAACAGTTTAACTTCTGATCTTGTTCTGTTTTGGGTTCAAAATACTAATCCAAAACTTGTGACACAACAACAAAATCAAATCGATCAAAGACTTAACCAACTTATAAACCCACCACAGACACCAAAACCACAAAAATTACCTTGGTAAAAGCAAAATATTTTATATTATAGGAGATTGAAATGACAGACACACCACAAGATATCTTTGCACCATTCGCTTATTTTCCAACCACGATTTATACAATCAAGAAACCAGAATTTTTAGAAACCGTTTCATCTGTTTCTAAAGAAGCGTTGAGTGCAGCCAAAGAACACCACGAAATGAATCAAACATATCCTGTCGTAATGTCAGTTGGTATGATGGGCGATACAAGAATTGCTGACTTTGAAACCTTTATTGCACAGGCAGGTTGGACTGTATTAGACAACCAAGGTTATGATATGTCTTTGTTTAATACATACGTCAGTGAATTGTGGTGTCAAGAACACTTTAAATTCTCAGGTATGGAACAACACGTTCATCCATATGGTGTTTATCTGTCTGGATTCTACTTTCTAGACACACCAGAGAATGGTCCTGTAATTGAAATACACGACCCACGACCAGGTAAAGTACAGGCCAGTTTACCATACAAACAAACAACCGATGTTTCAGAAGCACATAATAGTCTGTACATCAAACCAGAACCGGGGTTAATGGTCATCTCAAACTCTTGGTTACCACATTCATTCACCCGTAATTCTTCAGATGAACCTGCAAGATTTATACACTTCAATATCTCGATTATGCCAGCACAACAAGAGCAACAACCTATCGTAGTTTAATATGAATCATTATAAAATTCGATTTAATAAGACCAGAGGTAAACCTGGTCGTGGTACAGTAGATCATGTGTGGCGAGTATTTGAGAACGGTAGAGAATATCTGTTTAAGAACGTCCAAATCAACGTACCATCATATAGTGAGAAAGAATCTAAGTCCGATGACTGGAACATCTCTTGTGATGGTATTATGACGATTGATAAAGAGAATTCTACTGCAATTATCAATTAGTTAGATAACTGTTGGCGCTAATATAAATATACCATCATAGGAGTTTATAGATGGCCACAATTACTAACCGTACTGATTTTACTAATTATTGTCTAAGACGTTTAGGTGCCCCTGTCGTTGACATCAATATCGATGACAGTCAAGTGCAAGACCGTATTGACGATGCAATCCAGTATTGGCAAGATTACCATTTTGATGGGCTACAAAAAGTATATTGGATCAAGGTACTTGACCAAACCGATATTAACAACCAATACCTAGACGCATCACAAGCCGTTGATGGCTCTGGTAATAGTCTAGAGATTGCTGGCATTACTCGTATCTTTCCAGTACAAGATTCTCAGGCAACAATTAATATGTTTGACCTCAGATACCAACTGCGTTTAAACGAACTGTACGACTTCACCTCCGCTTCTTACATTAACTACACACTAACTCAACAGCACTTACGTTCATTAGAACTGATGTTCACTGGTGAGGTCCCAATTCGATTCCAAAGACATATGCAAAGACTGTATATCGATTGGGCATGGGGAGACTCTGAAGCACCAACTGGTACAGTGGTAGTTGCCGAAGCGTATGCTCTGATTGATCCAGATGCGTTTAATCTGGTATGGAATGATCGTTGGTTAAAAGAATATGCGACTGCTCTGATTAAGAGAACTTGGGGTAATAACCTCAAGAAATTCCAAGGCATTCAATTACCAGGTGGCGTAATGCTTAATGGTGATAAAATCTATGATGAAGCCACAGCAGAAGTCGAAAGATTAGAAAGAGAAATGGAAAACAATTACGGCCCTCCACTAGAGTGGTTCATGAACTAATATGGCAACTTCACCTTATTTTAACAATTACGGTTCTAAGAACGAACAACGATTAGTCGAAGATCTTATCGTAGAATCCATTAAGATAATGGGTTTCGATGCGTATTATCTACCAAATGATAATGACCAGAGTCGTGATCTGTTATACGGTGAAGATCCGGTTAAGAACTTCTCGACCGCATTTCCAGTAGAATTCTATTTGTCAAACTCAATCGAGTATATGGGCGAAAAAGAATTCTTCTCGAAGTTTGGGCTTGAGATTAAAAACAACGTCAACGTAATCATCTCTAAGAGATCGTTTAGCGAGAGAGTACCACAAAACACATTTACTCGTCCTCGTGAAGGTGATCTAATCTATGTACCATTTTTAAACGGTACAGGTGAATTATTTGAAATTAAATTTGTCAATCAAACCAAAGACTTCTTTACATTAGGTAGAAAGATACCTTACTTCTATGAATTAGAATTAGAGAAATTCAAGTACTCACAAGAAGTCATTTCAACTGGAGTACCAGACATCGATATCGTTGTTACAAATTCAGCATATACTCTTACACTCAATGTTGGTGCAGGATCAGGAAACTTTGCTCTATCAGAATTGGTATATCAATCACCAGATGGAACATTGGCAAACTCATTCACATACGGCACAGTACAAAACTGGTACCCACTCAACAATCAACTCATGGTTACAAACATTGCCGGCGAGTTCTTGGACAGTTATACATTGATAGGCAGTTCAAGCAACGCACAATACTCATTGGCAACATATGATCCATTAAACGTATCGGTTAACAATGAAGTGTACGATAACAAGTACATTGGAGACAATGCTGACGTTTATATTGATCCTTCTGAAACTAACTCATTTGGTAGCATCTAATGGCCACACCACAATACAATCGCGTTATTAGAAAACTCGTTGTTGGGTTTGGCGATCTATTCAACAACATTACTCTGGTACGTTATGCAGTAGATTTAATGTCCGAACAAGAAAGATTTATTGTTCCTATTGCATATGCAGCCAAAGAATTATATGTACAGAGACTTCAATCTGATCCTGATTTAGACAAAAAAGTTCAAATGACTTTACCTCGTATGTCGTATGAAATGGTTAATTTTAGTTACGATGCGTCTAGAAAACAAAATACAAACATCAAAAACTTTGCAAACAATTTGGCACAATACAATCCAGTGCCATATAACTTTGATTTTAACCTGTACATTTATGTTCGTAATATAGAAGATGGTACACAAATCATCGAACACATATTACCATTTTTCACACCAGATTATACAATCAAATTAAACTTGATACCTGAAATGGGAATCTCAAAAGATATTCCTATTGTGTTAAACTCAACAACACAAGATATTCAATACGAAGGTGATCGTGATTCAGACCCACGTTTGGTTATCTGGACACTTAACTTCACAGTTAAAGGTTTTATCTTTGGTTCAACCAGCACATTTGGTTACATTAAGAGTTCAATCACAAACATCTATAATGAAATAACACCAAAAGATACAATACAATTCACAATCGATCCAACGTCAGGTACTGGTTCATATATGCCAGGTGAAATTGTATATCAAGGATTCTCGGTTGGAACTGCAATTGCAACCGCACAGGTTGTATCGTGGGACGGAACTACATTGGTATTAACAGCAATTGAAGGCAATTTTGTATCAAACAAACCTATTGTTGGTACAAAAACAAACACCAATTTCTTCTTTACTGCATACACACCACAACCTCAGACACAAGCACAAATTATTGTTACATCATCACCAACTGATGCTAACGGTAACGTATATTATACATATACAGCACAAGTTCAAGAAACACCAAACCTTGCTAATGTGGTTATTACAACAGATTTCTCCGGAGATATGTTGACTGTATTTGGTGCAGACGATCTATCAATAGAACAAGAAAACCCAATAGATTTAGGATCTTAAAATGCCAAGAACATTACAACTTAAAAGATTTGCCAATACAGTTGTTGCTAATACAGTCGGTGCAGCCGGTGAATTAATCATCGACAACACTAATTATATTTTAACCATACACGATGGTGTAACACCTGGTGGTCACACTGTTACAGCAAATAATAATGTTGTTTCTTCTGCTATAGATCAATACGCAAGAAATACTGCCAATGCAATTACATCTGCTGCATTTTTAAGTACAGGCGGAACAATTACAGGTAATGTTTCAATTACAGGTTCAGAATTTGTAACAAATAACGTAGTATCAAATAACAGTATTGTTTATAACACATTCTATACCGGTCTTGCAACAGGCAGTCAAACTGTATTGCCTAATCTGTTGGCACAATTTACTGGAAATAATGCAAATTATGTTCAAGTAAATGCACAGAACATTAATCAACTTGGTTCGGGTGACTATGTTGTAACGGCTGATGTTGGTAATGATACCAACTATTATATCGATATGGGCGTCCAAGGTTCACAGAACTACGATGCAGTAAATGCTTCTGCGTTCTTTCCATTAGACGGTTATCTGTATGTACAAGGAAGTACAATCAACCAAACAAGCGGTAACTTAATTCTTGGTACAACAGGTACTTTCCCCGGACTAAGAACAGTTATTCTTGCTGGTGGTTCTAATACAAATAACATTGTTGTGACAGTAAACACTGCCGGAATGAATGTCATCGGTTCATTAAATGTAACTGGAACTATTTCTGGCCAAACAATAAATTATATGACCGGTGTTAATGCTTCACAAAATAATAGCATCAACGCATTAGGTTCGGCCGGTGTTCTACCACAAAATCCACAATCAGCATCTTATGTGTTGGCAAATACCGATGCGGGTAAACACTTATATTACACCAACGGATCTATTGCAAACCTATATCTGCCTTGGTCATCAAATGCCGGTTTCTCAAACGGTACAACAATGACTGTCGTATCACACACATCATCTAACGTGATGATTACACCTAACACTGGCGTAAGTTTGTATTTGGCAGGTAACACCACATCAACAACCCGTAACGTGACTACATATGGTGTAGCAACATTATTAATGACCGCTGCAAACACCTGGTATGTTTACGGTACTGGCGTAGTATAATTTAATGGACTAATAATATGAATGTCTTTGATAAAAATATGGAAGAATTTTTTGATGTTGCGGTTGTAGAACCGGTTAAGGTTGAAACTTTTAAAGCTCCGGCTGTGTCTACTGGTCAAACTACACCAGAAGAATTGTCACAAGACTTATCAGACGCTTATCAGCAATCAAAAGATAACCTGCAAGAGATCATCGACCAGGGAAAAGAAGCCATGGAAGAAATACTCAATGTTGCCAAAGCAGGTCAACATCCTCGTGCATTTGAAGTATACGGTACACTACTTAAAAATATGGTAGATGCCAATAAAGAACTATTGAATATACAAAAACAAATGCGTGACATGGATAAAAGTAAAAAAGAAACAAGTAAAACTAGCATAGATAAAGCAGCAATATTTGTTGGATCGACCGCAGAATTATCTAAGATGTTAAAGAATGGCAACGAATAAACAAAGTTATCGTGATAACCCACTACTGAAAAGAGTGGGTATTAATATTGAATTTGACAAAAATCAGGTTGAAGAATACATCAAGTGTTCTAAAGACCCTATCTATTTTGCCAAATATATTAAGATTATTACACTTGATGATGGTGTTGTACCTTTCGAGATGTATGATTATCAAAGAGAAATGATTAAAACTTTTCACGATAATCGTTTTGTCATCACTAAATGTCCTCGTCAAGTTGGTAAAACAACAGTCGCCGTGGCATATCTTCTCTGGACTGTACTATTCAAAGATGCACAAAACATTGCAATTCTTGCCAACCGTGGTGAGACTGCTCGTGGCATTTTAAGTAAACTACAATTGGCATATGAAAACTTACCAATGTGGTTGCAGCAAGGTGTTGTAGAATGGAACAAAGGTCGTATTGAACTAGAAAACGGTTCAGTCATTATTGCGTCATCTACATCTTCATCGGCTGCACGTTCTGGATCATTCAACATCGTATTCTTGGACGAATTTGCGTTCGTACCATCAAACATCGCATACGACTTCTTTACATCAGTTTATCCTGTTATCACGGCAGGTACAAAAACTAAGATTCTAATTGTATCTACTCCAAACGGTATGAACTTGTTCTATAAGATTTGGATGGACGCCAAGAAGAAAAAGAACAACTATGTACCATTTGAAATTCACTGGTCACAAGTGCCAGGTCGAGATCAGGCGTGGCGTGAAGAAACAATACGCAACACATCTGAAAGGCAATTCCAACAAGAATTTGAAACCGAGTTTCTTGGATCGTCCAATACACTGGTCTCTGGCGGTAAATTACAACTTATACCATACGGCGATCCAATTATGGAACACGATGGATTAAAAGTATACGAACAACCTATCAAAGAAGATGGCGAAAAAGTATTAAAAGGCCATGTATATTGTATGTGTGTTGACGTATCGGAAGGAAAGAACTTAGACTATTCGGCTTTCTCGGTTATGGATATCTCTCAGACTCCATATAAACAGGTCGCCACATATAAGTCCTCGACTATCTCTCCAATATTATTTCCAACAATCATCTATAACGCAGCCAAATTATATAACGATGCGTATGTTTTAGTGGAAATTAACAATACTCCACAGATTGCAGACACATTACATACTGAACTAGAATACGAAAATCTATTTAAAGTGTTCACAGGTAATAAGAAACCGCAACAATTGTCAGCCGGATTTGCTCGTGGTATTCAATTAGGCCTTAAAATGTCACCACAAGTCAAGAAAATAGGTTGTGCAAACCTTAAAGCCTTGATTGAAAGTGACAAACTTCTAATTAATGGATTTGATACATACTCCGAATTAACTACTTTTGTGGCTAAAAAGAATTCTTTTTCCGCAGAAGATGATGCTAATGATGACTTAGTTATGTCATTGGTCATGTTTGCTTGGGCAACCACTCAAAAGTATTTCAAAGAGATTATTAACCACGATCTCAGAAAACAAATACAATTAGAGAATATGAACCAGGTAGAACAAGAAAATCTACCTGAAATGCTTATGGATGATGGTATTGACCACCCATTTGAAGTTATTGATGGAGACGTTTGGGAGAAGGCAGACTCAAATTCACCATACGCTGATTTCATTAATGATTCTATCAGAAGGTACGAACGACCATTTTCAGTTTAAAACCGTCCTTTCATAAATATCAATATGGTATAATAACTGCCTAATAATTCATAATAATTCAAGGAGAACACAATGGCGTTTTCAATCTCTCCAGCAGTAACAGTATCAGAAGTTGACTTAACTACGGTAGTCCCTTCGGTACTTACAACAGCCGGTGCTTTTGCTGGATATTTTATTTGGGGTCCAGTAAATACTCCGATTTTAGTTGACAGTCAGGTCACATTGGCAACCCGTTTCAACGGTTCAGCCCAAAACGGTCCAGATTCAAACTCTGCGGTTTCATTCTTCACTGCTGCTAACTTCTTAGCATACGGTAACAATCTTCAGGTTGTTCGTGCAGTTGGTCCAAATGCTAACAACGCATCTGCCAATTCAACAGCATCTGGAGTTCAAATCCAAAACAGTTCAGCATTCCAATATTCTTACCTGATGAACACAACAAATGCCAATACATTTGGTCCATTTGTTGCTCGTTATCCAGGTGCTCTTGGTAACTCATTGGCTGTTGGCGTTTGTTCAAACACCTCGATCTACTCATCTTGGTCATATTCAAACTACTTCACATCAGCACCAAGTACATCGACCTACACAACCAACCACGGCGGTTCTGCTGACGAAATGCACATTGTTGTTGTGGATGCTGGCGGTTTGTTCACCGGTACAAAAGGTACCGTTCTAGAAACCTTCCCATTTGTATCTAAAGCAGTTGATGCTCTGAACAATGACGGATCTTCAAACTTCTATAAACAAGTGATTTACAATAAATCAAAATATGTTTATGCAATGGATCCGCCTGAATATTCAACCACCTCATCAACTTGGGGTCAAAAATCATCAACCACATTTGCACCATTAGTAAACAATGAATATATCACATTGTCAAACGGTGCAGACGATATTGGTTCGGATGCAACAACTGAAACCGCATGGTCACAGTTTATTAACAAAGAAAATATCAATATTTCGTTGGTAATAACTGGCGCTGCAAGTACTGCTGTTCAACAGTATGTAATTGATAACATTGCAACTGCTCGTGCAGACTGTGTGGCATTTATTTCGCCTCCACAATCTGCCGTTGTTAACCAAGCTGGTTCTGAAATGTCAAATATCACAACCTGGTTAACCTCATTGGGTCGTTCATCATCATATGTTGTTGCTGATTGCGGTTGGAAATATCAATTCGACCAATACAACAACGTATACCGTTGGATCCCATTGAATGCTGATATCGCAGGTCTTTGCGTCTTTACTGACACCGTTGCAAATCCATGGTACTCACCAGCAGGATTCACACGCGGTGCAATTAAGAACTGCATCAAACTGGCATGGAACCCAACAAAAACATACCGTGACACACTGTATGCTGCTGGTGTAAACCCTGTTGTAACCTTCCCTGGTCAAGGTACTGTATTGTTTGGTGACAAAACCTTACAAGCAAAACCATCTGCATTTGATCGTATCAATGTGCGCAGACTGTTCCTTGTTCTAGAGAAAACAATTTCAACAGCTGCTCAGTATTCATTGTTCGAAATCAATGACAACTTTACCCAAACACAGTTTATTAACTTGGTAACTCCATATCTACGAACTGTTCAAGGTCTAAGAGGTATTACAGCCTTTAAAGTTGTTTGTGACTCGACAAATAACACTCCTGCTATTGTTGATGCTAACCAATTTGTTGGAGACATTTACGTCAAACCAGCACGTTCAACAAACTTCATTCAATTGAACTTTGTGGCCGTTGGTACTGGCGTAGACTTCAATACTGTTGTTGGTGCCGGCACTACTGCTGGTGTAACTCAATAAATAAAACAATAACAGGAGAAAAAAATGGCGTTTAACATTACCTCATTTAGATCAAATATGACAGGAGACGGTGCTCGTCCTAACCTGTTCAATGTTCAGATTGCTTTACCAACAGGTGCTGTTGTTCCTGATGGTAGTGCAGCGGCTCAGAAACTGTCGTTTATGGTCAAATCATCACAGTTACCAGGTTCAACACTTGGTACTGTGCCGTTATATTATTTTGGACGTGAACTAAAATTTGCTGGCAACCGCACATTTACAGATTGGACCGTACAAATTATTAACGATGAAGATATGTTAATCCGTAGAGCCATTGAAGAATGGATGGGTGGAATTAACTCTCACGTTACTAACTTAAGAAATCTTGGTACCGCACCATCATCATATACCTTTGATGGCATGGTTACGCAATATTCTAAAGCTGGTCTTCCACTTAAAACATACAAAATGGTTGGTATGTTCCCAGTTGACCTAGCACCAATCGACCTAGATTGGGGTTCAAATGATTCTATCGAAGAATATTCGGTAACATTTGCATACCAATACTGGTCATCAGACACAACACAAGACGACCAGGTCGGCCCACAAGCGATTGGCGGAAGCAATTAATAATTATAGTTACGGGGGACTTAGGTCCCCCTATGTTTTTTTGAGTTGAGAAAATAAAATGGCAGAATTAAACAAATTTTCGTTATTCGGTTTTACTATTTCGCGTGACAATAAAGAGCAACAACAGGCTGCTCAACCGTCCTTTTCGCCTCCAACAAATGATGATGGCGCACTCACAATCACATCTGCGGCCTATTATGGCACCTATGTTGATCTAGACGGTACTGCAAAGAATGAGGTTGAACTCATTTCTCGTTATCGTGAAATGGCAATGCAACCAGAAATTGAATCTGCCATCGATGATATTGTCAACGAAGCCATCGTACAAGACGATGATGGTAAATCAATCCAGATCGTTTTGGATGATTTAAAAGTAACAGATAAAATCAAAACTGCAATCAAGGCAGAATTCAATAACATTCTATTGATGCTAAATTACAACAGTTTGGCAATCGATATCTTCCGCCGTTTCTATGTGGACGGAAGAATGTATTACCATATTATTATCGACCGAGATAATCCAATAAATGGTATCAAAGAACTACGTTACATCGATCCTCGTAAACTAAGAAAGGTACGCGAGGTCAAAAAGAAGAAGGATGAACGTACCGGTGCGGATGTAATGAACGTCATTAATGAATACTACATCTATCAAGATAAGGTATCATCAGGACAATCATCAGGATTTGGTCCAGTGGGCGTTCGCATCACGACCGACTCGATAGTATCAGTCGTATCTGGACTCATGGATTCGCGCCGTGCAGTCGTCCTATCGTACTTGCATAAGGCAATTAAACCACTCAATCAATTAAGAATGATTGAAGATGCCACGGTTATCTACCGTATATCAAGAGCACCAGAACGCCGTATATTCTATATCGATGTTGGTAACCTGCCTAAGTTAAAGGCGGAACAATACCTACGCGATATTATGGTCAAATACAAAAACAAACTTGTATATGACGCAAATACCGGTGAAGTCCGAGACGACCGTAAATATCTGTCAATGATGGAAGACTTCTGGTTACCTCGCCGTGAAGGCGGTAAGGGAACCGAGATCACCACATTACCTGGTGGTCAGAACTTGGGTGAACTGGAAGACGTTAAGTACTTTGAGAAGAAACTATATAAATCATTAAACGTACCTATCTCAAGACTTGAACCAAACCAAGGGTTCTCATTAGGTCGTTCAACAGAAGTTACCAGAGACGAAATCAAATTTTCTAAATTTGTTGATCGTATGCGTAACAAGTTTTCAGATTTGTTTGACCAAGCACTTCGCGTACAATGTGTATTAAAAGGCATCTGTACAGAAGAAGAATGGAAAGTATTTAAAGGTCATATTTATTATGACTTCATTAAAGACAATAACTTCTCTGAATTAAAAGAAGCAGAATTAATCAAAGAACGTTTAAGTCTGTTAGGAGCAATCGATCCATTTACAGGTCGTTACTTCTCACACGCTTGGGTTCAACGTAATGTTCTGCGTTTGACTGATGATGAAATTAAACAAATGCAAGAAGAAATGGATGAAGAAAAAGAAATAGGATTAGGATTACCAGTTGGTGTAACCAATACGGTTGCTCAACAGGCAATGTTGGCCAATGTTCCACAACAACCTTCACATCCAGATGACCGCGAAGAAGTAACTGAGAATAACACCGAAGTTGAATCAAAAGAGCTAACTAAATCTATGACTAAATTCTTTGAGACTCTAGTAGAAGATTCAAACAATGCAAAACAAAACTAATGACGCGGTAACATTAGCAGCTTCTATTGCCTACACTAAAAAAGAAGTTGGTAAACTCAGAGAAGAATTCCAAGGTATCTTAGAGAATTCCACACCAGAGATTTTGGTAGAATATGTGGAAGGTCCGGCCGGTCCTGTCGGTTCACCTGGTATTCAAGGCGTCAAAGGCGACCAAGGCATCCAAGGTCCTAAAGGTGACAAAGGCGACCAAGGCACTCAAGGTGACCGTGGTGAAACTGGCATCCAAGGAGAAAAGGGTGACAAAGGAGACCAAGGTGAAACCGGTCCTGTAGGTCCAAAAGGCGATAAAGGAGACCAAGGAGATAAGGGTGATACCGGTCCTCAAGGTATTCAAGGCGAGACTGGACCACAGGGCGAAAAAGGTGAACAAGGTGATACTGGTCTCCAAGGTCCACAAGGACAGAAAGGCGAACAAGGTATTGCCGGTCTAAATGGAACTCCGGGTGAAAAAGGAGAGAAAGGAGACCAAGGCAAAACTGGACCACAAGGACCTCAAGGTCAAAAAGGACCAAAGGGTGATAAAGGGGACAAAGGAGATAAAGGCGATCAAGGTGATCGCGGTCCTCAAGGTGAGAAAGGTGAAACCGGTTCTCCTGGTAAAGATGGTGATATTACGCCACTACAAAAGAAAGTAACAGACTTTCAAAAGACACTTCAAACCGATCTCAATAATTACAAAAACAAAATCAACCAAGTTATTACATCAAAAGGATTTGGCGGTGAGACTGCCGGATCTGGTTCATACTGGTTGAATGATTTAGGTGATACTGACAAATTAAGTATCGAATCCGCATCAGACGGACAAGTATTAACATTTAGTGCCGCATCTGGTAAATGGTACGCAGGTACAGGCGGTGGTGGCGGTGGAGGTTCTGGTGCAACAGGCGCTACTGGTGCTACTGGTGCCGTTGGTGCTACTGGTGCCGTTGGTGCTACAGGATCCACTGGCGCAACCGGACCATCAGGTCCTACAGGTGCAACAGGCGCTACTGGTATTCAAGGTGCAACAGGTTTAACTGGCGCCACAGGTCCAGTAGACCCATCATTAATGGGTTTTGCACAATCTGCTTATAATCAGGCTAACACCGCAGATATTTTGGCACAAGCAGCATTCAATACGGCCAATATTGCAAACACCAAAACTAGTAACACTCTAATTTGGATAAATCCTAGTCCTGCGGCAGGTCAACCATTTAGAGCGGCTTTCACATTAGATACAAATGGAGCAACGATATCAGAATTATCGGGAGCTCCACCATATTTTACCAGCCCAAATAGTTGGAATTTCTCATACGGCGGCACATTAACCTTCCCTGATTCGACACAACAAAATACAGCATTTACAGGTTATGCAATAGATAACACTGCGCGTTCAATTGCACAATCAGCATTTAATTATGCCAACACAATACCACTTTTTGACCAATTTGCAAGAAATACTGCTAACTCAGCATACAATTTGGCCACAACAAAATTCAACTCATCAGGTGGAACAATTAGTGGATCAATAACGGTACAAGGTAATATCACAGCGACCGGAAACATTACATATGCTGGTAACGTAGTATCACAAACAATTACAGGAAACACCGGACAGTTTTTTGGTTATTCATCTAACGGATTTAATGCGTTATATTCTGGAATACCAACCGGGTTTGTTACATTACCTAATGAGGTTGCTGAATTTTCGGCCTCAAATAACTCTTATGTACAAATCAACTTTCAAAACGAAAGTGGCGGAACACAAGCAACAACAGACTGGATTGCAACTGCCAATAACGGAACAGATTCAACTTATTACGTTGACTTAGGTATTGCGGGTTCTGGTTATGTAAACAGTAATCCAAATAATAGTCTTGGTACAAGTTTATTTCCAAACGACTCTTATTTGTATGCACAAGGTGCTTTAACATCAGGACAACCTGGTGGTAACTTAGTAATTGGTGCTGCAACAACAGGGAAACAAGTTAGTGTTATTGCAGGTGGTGTTAATTCTCAAAACGTAGTAACTCAGTTTACTCCAAACACCGTTAGTTTATTTGTGCCATTAATGTTTGCAGATAGTACAATTCAAAGTACCGCTGCAGCAACAAACGCATATTCGCAAGCAGCCTTTGCGGTTGCTAATACTGCTTTAACCAATTCAATTCAAGTACAAAATGAAATAACATTTGGAATAAACGTTGCTATTGCAAATGTGTCTTCCAATACCATATATTTACAAGGTGGTTTAAATACTGCCAATGCTAATACGGTATATTTACAGGGTGGACTAAACACCGCTAATGCCAATACCATATATTTACAAGGTGCGTTAAACACTCAAAACACATCTATTGCTGCTGTTAATGCTTATTCCATTAGTGCTTATAACCAAGCAAATACCGCTGATATTTTGGCACAAGCAGCATTTAATAAAGCAAATACTCCATGGGGTTATTTGGCAAACAGTTCTTATACTGCCGTATTGAATTCTAGTGGTCAGTTTGTATTACCAAATATAACCACGGGCGGCTATACTGGCGGTTCATTAGTTGCTGCTGGTGCGTTTGTGATGAATGCCAACGGTAACTTATGGGCGTTTGATACAAACGGACAATTAATCAGTCCGTATAGTGTAAAAATAACAACAGGCGGTATTGCTTGGCCAGACGGTTCGTTGCAAAATACCGCAGCATCACCTATTGCATATACTCAGGCAGCATTTAATCAAGCCAATACCGCTAATTCCAATACAATATATTTACAAGGTGCTTACAATTTAGCAAATACCGTATCCGCTAACACCGTGTATTTGCAAGGTGGATTAAACAGTGCAAATGCAAATACAGTGTATTTACAAGGCGGTTTGAATACTGCTAATGCTAATACTGTGTATTTACAAAGTGGTCTAAACAGTGCTAATGCAAATATTGCCTTATTGCAAGGTTCAATGTCTTCGGCAAATGCAAACATTGTCTCTTTGTTTAGTAATGTCGTCACATTAAACACCAATTTGTCCGCATTAACTAATCGTGATAATGCTGCGTTTAATGTGGCAAACAACGCACTTGCAAACACAACAGGCACATTCAATGGCGGTTTAACTTTTGGTTCCGCATCAGGTCTTGTAGTCAATAATTTGGCAACAAGTAACTATGTTGCTGTTGGTTCAGGTCACAGTCAATTATTTGATGATGGTAACTTACACTTACACGCAAACACTGGTGCAATTTGGATTAATCCATTGGACAGTTCTGCGGTTCGCATTGGAACACAATATAACAGTGGTTCAGGTTCAGGATTGTATGTTCAAGGCGGTATCCAATCAGCCACAACAGATCCATCACAAAGTAGTTTTTTCCCCATGGTAAAAACCAACTGGAACGTTAATCAACCATCATTGGCTATGGACAAC